ACCTTTAATCTCTGTAGCGCTGGGCACACCTGCAAATTTATACATATTTTGTGCTTGAGTAAGCCTGCCACCAGCTGCGTTTAATTCAGTCTGTGCCTTAGTCACGGCGTCTACTAGAGCTTTATCTTCAGGGTTAGCTTTTTGTGCAGCAAGTGCATCCTGCAGAGCTTTATTTGATGCCATTACTTGAGACTTAGCTGTATCCAAATCTCGTAGTGCTGGACTAACGGGTACTACAGGTCCAACTTTAAACTTATTCTGCATCTCTGCATTAAACTTAATATGCGCATCACGTGCAGCTTTTAACTCTGGGCTGTTCTCTAATAAAGGGGTCATAGCAGCCCTAAAACGCTCTGCCTCTTCTTGATTAGTAGGAGGGCCACTAATACCTGCTTGCTGCATAGCCTGTTTCTGTAGAGCTTTATGCGCTTCTTGAGCAGCCATAATAACAGGAGATTTTGAGAAAACATTCGCTGCATCTCGCATTGCTATTTGTTGCTCCCTAGGCATGGGGCCTTGCATAAGACCATTAGCCTGTGCTTGGTTATTTGTCTGCTGTTCAAGCATAAGGTTCTGCTGTTCAGCATCTTGTGCTGCCATCTGTTCAGCGGTAACTTGTGTAGCCATCTGTCCAAATTGTTGTGTAGCAGTATTTTCTTGTAGCCGATTAACATTCTGCTGATTAAACATCTCTATTTGTTCTTCTTGATTCAAACTATCTGGAGATGTACTACCGCCTACTGCATAGCCTTTCTTAGTAGCCATGCCACCATAAGCCATACCAATACGCTTCTGCGCTACTTCTGCCATCTTACCGACACGAGCAGCAGCACCAGGCTGTGACGCTAAGTAAGCAGCTTGTTCATCAGCCTGCATACCCTGCATTTCAGGTATAATCTTACCCATCTGTTCTGGTGTGAACCCTGCAAACTTCTTAGCCATAATTACTTATTCCCTAACTGCATCCATACTGCACCAGATATGAATGTTATAATTGCGATTGTTGTTACCTTTACAAATGTACTCCAGATACCTTTACGTGTATCACGCCATACTTCTAGTAGGTCTCGCATTTCGTTGATGTCTTTGGCTGCATTAGTATCATGCAAGCCTATAGCTGACAGAGCCTGCTTAGCTCCACGTCTTGCAGCCCTGTCTAGCATAGCTTCTAGCTCGTCTGGTGTCAAGGATATATTACTCATAGGAACGTTAACCTAACCTAAATAGTCTCTTATGTTGAAGCTCTATACGTTACAGTAAAAACAACCTCATCATCATAATCAGTGCCAGTACCATCAACGTGAGTACAATGCACATACAATGTCGCAGTTCCTGTGGTGTTGATCAGTGTTGCGGTCCAGTACGAAGCATTACTACTACTGCCTGTATACACCTGAGAAGGTGTAGCAATTGCTTGAAACCCTGTACCCACAGCACCGTAAGCACCATTACCTGTTTGAGAAGCTAAAAAAGGTAAGTTGGTAATTAAAAAACCATCATCTACTGCAGGTGATACTGTATCATCACCCCAATCTACGCCAATAAAAACAGTTACAAGATTTCCTACTTTAGTGTACGTTCCTTCTATATTAGAAGGGCTACCTGAAGGGACGTTGCCTTGCTGAAAGCCAGCATTTGGCGCAAAAGTACCTTCTTCATACATATCAAAAGTGTTATACTTTGAAGTTGTATTCGTACCACCCGCATCACTAAATGTAAGAGTGGCAGTGGATGTACCTACAACCCAATCAGTACCATCATATTTTAAGATACTATTTGTTGTTACACCTGTTGTATCTACATCCGATAGCTGATTTAATGTAATACCCGTTAAGTTACTAGCATCACCTGTTGGAGAACCGGAGATTGAAGATACTGAGATGTCATTAAAAGTTACGTTAGACGTAGTTGCTACAGCCTGACCGATTTCTATAGTAGGAGTAGCGCCTTCACCTGTGTTGTCAGAAAGCGTAACACCTGTACCTCCCATAAGAAAGGCTACATAGTTTCCTGTAGTATGTGTACCTAAAGTTACAGAGTTGTTAGCTTGTGTTGTAGTTAGTGTAATATCAGCTGAGCCATCAAAAGATGTAGCTGTAGCTGTTACATCACCGGCTATGGTAATAGTACGAGCCGTCTCAAGTGTTGTAGCTGTATCGGAGTTGCCAGTTAAATCACCAGTAACATCACCAGTTAAGTCTCCGGTTACATTACCCGTTACATTGCCAGTTAAATCACCAGTAACATCACCAGTTAAGTCTCCGGTTACATTACCCGTTACATTGCCAGTTACTGCACCCGTAACACTACCCTCAAACGTACCTGCTACAAAGGTTTCACTACCTACAGTCCACTTGTCGTCTGTCTCATTCCACACAAGTGTTTTGTTTGTAGCTGTGCCACGCTCAATCTCAATACCACCATTCTGTGTAGGTGTGCCTGTCTCATTAGAGTTGAGAACAATCTGGTTATCTGCAAGGTTGAGTGTCTCAGTGTTTACTGTGGTAGTAGTACCGTTTACGGTAAGATTGCCATTAACTACAGCGTCGTTAAATGTAACATTAGATGTAGTACTTACAGCCTGACCGATAGCTACTACACCGTCTGTAATGGTTACGCCTGTACCGCCACTAAAGTGAGCACGTGTCTCAGTATCACTAGGACCAGTGTACGTAATAACACCAGCAGAGTAACTTAAACTACCGTCACCGCCAGAGTCGGTAACACTAATAGCAGCCTTAGCTGCTGCAGTAGCACGTGTATCTGTATAGTATAGGTTAGTTGAACCTTCAGCTACAGTATCTGTATTACCTTGGGTATATGTAAAAGCACCTGTAGAAGAATCATAACTTAAACTTCCACTAGCAGAAAGGGTATCTCTAGCTCTCTGATCTGTAAAGTATAGGTTTGTAGTGCCTTCAGCAATATCATCTGTGTCATGGTTTGATACATCTGATACTGTACCCGTTACGTTACCTGTAATACCACCTGAAGAGTCTATTGTAGTAAATGCACCAGAAGAAGGGCTAGTAGAGCCTATAGCCGCCCCATCAATATTACCACCGTTAATATCTACTGTAGCAAGTGTTGCTTGTCCTGTGCTCTGTAGAGTGGTAAATTTACCTGTAGTATGACTGGCAGAACCAATAGTAGTACCATCAATAGCACCCCCATTAATATCCACGGTAGATGCTGTAAGGGTGCTAGATAGCGTAGTACTACCTGTAACAGCAAGATTACCACCAATACTACTGCTGCCTGACACAGTAAGTGCGTCTGTATCTACAGTACCATCAAACCAAGCATTCTTAAATTGAACAGCAGAAGTACCTAAGTCTAAGGTGTTAGTAGTTTTAGGCGTAAGCGCTGTTGCAGAGATAACAAGATCTTGTACTGGCCCTACCTTAGTAATGGGGCTACCGCCTCCAGTAGTGCCGTCATGAGTGTGACCTCCTGAACTATCAAACGCTAACTCAATAGCATCATACTCTGCATCAAAGTCATCTGCATCAATAACGTTACCGTTAGCAATGTTGTTTGCTGTATCCTGACGTGTATAACCTGCCATGTTTTAGTCCTTACTGTCTATCATTTTGGCTGTACTCTAAAAGAGCAGCATCTAGTGTGAATGTAGGGTTTATAGACCTATCTGCCACACGTATTGAAATGGTCTTACCTGAACCTATAATATTATTAGGGTACACCTTACTTATATTACCACCGAACCTTGCAGCATCTACAGGGTCAGACACTTGAGGAACACCCGGTGCACTAATAACATTACCAAACACAGACCTACTAGATCCAAATGCAAATACACCGCCACTTGTAATACTTACACTTTGTGCAGGCGGTTGTATTGTAGTGGTAGACCCGCTTTCATCAAAGTCATACTTAACATTGAATGCTATATCCATATCACCTTTAGGTTCAGCGTACAGAGTTATCTTATAAAAGGACTTACGTATCTGAGGGTCTGAAATGGGCATATAAGGAGATTCATATATAGACTCAATTTCTGCTCCGTCAAAGCTACTACCTGTATCCATTACATATACGTAACCGTCAGCATTGGCAAATACAATAGTTTCTTCTGTTCCTGAGTAACGGCTATCAGCCACGTAAGCTTTTATTCCAAAAGTAGTAGACCAGCTAATGCCAGATGCACCCTGAGCTATAAATTTAGTAGCTATCAAACCCTTAGAAACTTCATTCTTTTCAGCAGATATATATGCAAAGATACGGTACTGCGCTTTCTCACGGATAAGAACAGAGGTAAAGTTAGAACTACTATTAAGAAAGGTGTTAGCATCTTTAGTGATAGGATCAGAGGCAATATCCAAAGCAAAGTCACCGATACGATCAGTTGCGCTAAGTAACCTAATACCGTCTGGTGCAAGATACATAATATCACCACCAACTTCTTTGATAGTGTCACCGTTAATACAGCCTATGCGATCTGTAATACTTGATAAATTAAAGTCAGCTTGCGTTTTACCTGTAAGTCTTT